CGCCAGACTGCTCCAGTTTGGACTGGGTGGCAGCATAGAGGCGGTTGTCTGCGGCCTGCTTGACGTTGACAGACTGAACGGCGGCGTCGGCCGTCTTCTCCTTGATGTCCAGCTCGCGAACCTTGAGGGGATCGGGGCCCGGAGGCTGAGCGTTGGGATCGAGGTATGCCGAGAACCGGTTGAAGCCCTTGAGCTTCGCGATGTCGTGCAGCATCTCGTAGCGACCCTTCTGACCCATCATGTTGCTCACGATTGGATCCGAAGACATCTCTTTGTAACCCATGCCAAGCTCGTTGGCGGCGGTGTCCTTCTCGCCGTAGCCCAGATGCTGGGAGACGGTGCAGGTCGTGCGCTCAGTCCAGTCCTCGGCGGAGACCTGAAGGTCAGCACCAGCGACTTGGATGACGCGCTTGTCCTTGTAGATGATGCCGAGACGGACCACCTCAAGCATGAGCGGGACGAGGAAGTTGTAGGCGAAGTTACGCGCCATGATCTTCCCGCGGCCACCCGAGGCCTTCATCATGTTGTCCACAAGACCCTTAGAGTTCTGGGTCGAGATGGCGTCCTTGTTGAGGCCCTGCGAGAGCGCAGAGATACCCGTGGACTTCTCGTTGTTCTCAGTGAGTGTGCTGAGAACTTGGAAGATGTACGGGTTCAGCGGGTTCTGTTGGAACGGAGCGACGCTGTCGGGCCGGCGCACGTTGACGATGCCGCCGAGGCGGTTGTCGAGCAACTCGCGGGGGTTCATCAGGCCACCATTGACCACAGCGTAACGCGGGTTGGTGGTGATGGCGGTATGGTCGAGCACGCCGCGGAACAGCACGGTTCGCGCGTTCTGCGTGTGGATCACGCGGGCCGCGAAGTTGTGGCCATAGAACACGTGGGGCAACGGCAGGGGAACGTAGGCCAAGAAGGGGGCCTTATCGACCTCCTGGGGCTCGTCGAGCAGCTTGCCTCCCGCATGGACAATCTTGTACAGACGCGCGCCCTTAGCGCTGTCGATCTGCATGCGAATGTAGCTCTCAAACAGGACGATGTATTCCTGCGTGTCGTCTACGGGATCGTCGGTGCTGTCGTTGCTCTGGGTCGGTGCGTTGCGCGCGAGGACCTCGGGGCTGAACTGCAGCTCCTTGGCGTCGTCGGCCGGCAGGGACATCACGAGGGACTTCTTGTATCCCATCGCGATCAGCTCCTCACGCGTCTTCGGCGTGCGGTGTCCGGTGTACTTGGCGTCGAGGATGCAAGTGGCCAGCGGCTCGATCAGGAACTCTTCGGGCGCAATCGGATCGATGCAGGTCTTGCTGACGTCCTTCTTGCGCGTGAGCGTGCCGTGGAAGGTGCCGGTTGCGGGGTCGAGGTCGGCATCGAACTCGTCGACATCCTCCTGCGCCGCGACGGCGTGGGCCTGCTCGTACGAGAGGTTCTCGAACGTCTCTTCGCTGTAGGTGTGCTTCTTCTCCCAGTACACCTTGGCGACGCCGGCACGGGCCGTGAGGCCGTCGTACATGACGTTGCTGAAGATGTTGTAGCCTTCGTTGGCCCGGAAGATGACGTAGGACGCGTACTCGGTAGCGACGCGGCACATCTCAGCCGACATATCTTGGTCGGGGTCGAATTGTGCGATGTGATCGCCGCCAGCGAACACTTCAAGCAATTGTGCGCGCTGCATTTCAACGGAGTCGTAGACGTCGCTCGAAACGTACGAGGACGAGCCTTCGGATGTGCGCTTCGGAAGGTCTCCATTGATATAGCGCGTCACTCGTTCGCGTTCGCGCGCCAGTCTGGAATCGAACCAGGAGACCGAGTTAGTACTCTTAGCCTGGACTCTGGCGAGAATCTCTTCTTCTGATAAAGTAGTTGGCTTCTTCGCCATTGGTCCTTAAATTGCTTCTGAGTAGAACTCGTCGGAGACCGAGATGGGCGTCCACTTGCCTCCGTGCACGTATGCAGCGATGGCGAGGCTCATGACGCAGTCGTCGTGTTTTCCCGGCTCGGCTTCCATTTTGCCGCTCTCGGTAACAACAAACGACAGCATCTCGCGGAGTGTCTCGGTGTCGTTAATTTCAATTTCGCGCTCGCGGTCGGCGGCGCGCAGCGTGTCGATGATGAGCGGCTTGGTGCGCTCAGAGGTGAAGAAGCCCAGATTGATACTGTCCTTCTCGGCCTCAAGCGTGCCTTCGGGCTGCTCGGTGTAAATGTATGGGTAATCCATGTCGCGGATTGCAACGCAGGTCACGAGACCATGATTGTTGCGCTCTGGCGCTATCATCGCACTGTTGTAGTGGTAGCCCAGCGTCACGAGGATCTTGGCGAACACGTCGGGGTGCACGTTGCCTCGCCAGACGGCGACTTGTCGCATTTGGCTGTCTAGTATCTGAGCGACACTCGGGTCCCCATCTTTCTTTCCAGCCTTGCCGCCAGCCCGCAGGCCCATGCCTACGTCGGCGCCGATCACATACGTCTCGCTCGGGTCAAGCTCTCGGTAGACCTTGAGTTCACCACGAGCGTTCTCTCGGATCACGCGTAGTGGCAGAGCGCGGCCCGTCTTGTCGTCGTATGTCTCTTCGACGCACATCAACGTGATGGGCGTATTAGGCGCCTTCAGCCGCTCTTGGATGTACTCGGCGTTGAAGATGGGGCGTCCCGTGTTCAGGAACGCTTCGTCAGCAGTCGCGGGGTATTCTTGCTTGAACAGGTCCAACCCGTTGGTCGCAATCTCGCGGCGGCGCCAAAACAGTTGATCATTGTCCAGATTGAACTCTGCGGCGAGGTCTTCTTCCTCAGGTGTCCGCACAAAATCAGCCGGGGCGGGGTCTCGATACTCTGCGCTCTCGTGCCATGCGCTGAAGAAGGCGCCGTAACCATTGGTGCCGTTTACGGCATTTTCCCACATATCGTGGAAGATTCCCGTCGCACCATTGGCGGTGCTTTCGAGAAACACAGCAGTGCCTTTAGTCTTCGGCACAGCCTTAATCAGACCGTTGAAGTTAGCGTTGGCGAACGCTACTGGCCAAAAGGCCACTTCGGACAGATGTGCGACGGTGAGCGTTTCGCCGCGCGCCACACCCCGGCCACCAGCAGTAGCAACACGCAGCGCAGTATCAAGTCTGTCAAAAACGAGTTCTGTGCGCGAAGAGTATTTGGTCGAAGGGCGTACGATGTCGGGAACATTATCGTGCAGTCGTTTATAGAGATCGAACAGCGTAGTGGTGGCATCGGCCTCATGGGCCATGACCAGCCCCTTCATCGCTTTCCGCTGCGATAACCACCAGTACTGCCACGCGCTGATAACGGTGGATAGCCCTTGTTGGCGGGCCTTCAGCACGACCATGCGGACGTAGCCGCGCGTTAGCATCTGGTCGATAATGGCCTGCGCGAACCTCTTCTGCACGGGGTTCAGCTCAAGATTGACGATGGTCTGCTCTTTCGTCCTGATCTTGCAGCAGTGCCGCGCGTAATACTCGAAGTCTTCAAGCAGCCGCTTGCGCGTCGCCTTCTGTGTTTCGGTCAGTTCGGTCATTTATGTATTCAGCGGCCCTAAGCATTCGCGCTGGGTCGTCCTTTAACAACCCAATGGCTGTGTTGCAGGGGATGCACAGCAAGCCGCGGATCTCGCCTGACGTGTGGCAGTGATCCAACTCAGTCGCGTCGGCCTCTTTGCAGATTAGACAAAGACCACCTTGCGCTTCGTACATCGCCGCCTTCTCTGCAAGAGATACGCCGTACTTATTCTGCAGGGCGCGGTCGGCGTAGTAGTCTTTGTTGTTGTGATAGTAGGCCTTGCTTGCGGCGCGCCGTTTGTCTTTGTTCTTCGCGTACCACTCGCGTTGATACGCCCGCTTTTCGTCAGGCGTCATCGTTCGCGATGGCATCCAAGAAGTCCTCGGCCTTGTTGAGCGTCAGCTTGGACTTGCTCTCGGGCTTCGACTTCGTAAAGTTCAGCACGGTGTTGATGTACTGGATCTTGGTCTTCTTATCGCCGGGGCCCACCGCGTAAACGAAGGCTTCTCGCAGCGCGGCCTTGGCCATGCCCGCTTCGGTCGCGGGGACGCTGACGGCGCTCGTCGAGCCATCCTCATTGAGGACCTGCACGAGTTCGTCGTCGGGAGGCAGTTCGCCTTTGTCTTCCATGATTTTGATAAACCTATCGGCTAGTTCGTTCGCGCGGTCCCATAGGGGCTGCACGGATGCGCGGGTGTGTCCCCAGGGGATCCCCGCGTTCGAGTATTTCTCAGGATTGGCTTTGAGGTCTGCGATGCGGTCAGCGTCGCGCTTCTTCATGCGCTCTCGAAACTCCGGATCCTGCCACTTCTCCTTCTGGAGGGCACTGATGTCGGGCCGCGGGCGGCATCGCTTGTCCACTCGGCCGAAGAGGGGGATCTTCTTGATCTTGACCCCCCTCACGGTTTTGTTTGTCACTTAAACGCTTCCAATGCTTTCGCGAGGTCGTCTGACACGTTGTCCTGCGCGTACTTCACCGCTCGGGTGATCTCCGCGGGGTTGGTGCCGACACGCTGCAGCTCGCGCTGGAGCCAGTCGACCGCGTGCGCTTCCTTCGGGAATTTGGCCTTGAGGTCGCTTGCGATGGTCTGACGGCGGTGCTCGGAGGCCTGCGCCTTCGCCTTGTACACGTCGC